GCTTTACTACTGCCCCCTTCGGGGCAGCAGTCTTCAGCCTATCTATTTGATAACTTCGAGCATCTTCGACATCATCTCGACCATCAACGCCAGCTTCTGGTCGCTGGACAGGGCCGCTTCTGTCTTGATTTCCTGCGCCGAAGCCTTAGCCGATGCCTTGGCTGCCTTCTGAACGACCTTGCGTTCATCAAGACCTCTCTTGACGTTGTCGCTGGCAGCGTTCCAGACCTCGTAACTCAGTGGCACTACGCTTCCTTTCTTTGCCTTCTTGACATAGCGACCATAAGCCAAGCCGTTGCTGTTGCCCTTGTTTGCCGTAGTCCTTTTGGCTTTGGCGGGGGCAGTCTCTACTTTGACAGCGGCGGGGGCCGTGGTCGCTCCGTTGTTCAGATCTTTGTAGCCTATGCTGTGATCGTCAAGGAAGGTCTGAAGGGCATCCATCTTCTGGGTATCCGTAGCTTTGCTACGCTGTCCGATCCGGCCGATGACTCCAGTGACCTCGCCATGAGTCAGTCCTAAGCCCCGTAGCTGTAGGGATATGTTGACCAAATCCTTTGCGGCAGAATAAATCGCCTTCAGCTGCTTATTTGAAGCCAGCACCGAAGGGTCTACGTTGTAGCGACTACGGGTCTTCAGACCTTTGGTCACATTCTGGACCACTGGGGTCTCAATACGGCTTTGAACCAAGCGGCTCAAAGAGCCTATGCTGTTGGAGTTCTGATATGATACGCGATTGTTTGACATGATGATTTCTCCTTGTGGGCTTTGCCCATGGGTTGTGTCTCTATGGACCATTGCAATGCTTTCGACACAACTAAGTTGTGGTCCCGCCACTCAGGATAAGTGGCACAGCATCCTGCTGTTTATGGTTCTGTCCTGCTGGACAGAGGAAAAGTCTCCCACCTTCAGTCACCTGCTCTCCTTTGGACCCTCTTTGGGTCACTACCCAAGGTTGATGGGCAGGGTTGCTTTAGCAACTGCGGTGTTTATTTGGCTCTGGTTCACTTTAGTGAAGCTTTCGACGGTGATTAACGTGTTCCCTTCGGGAAGAAGGTCGGCTCGTCCTCAATCAATGCGTTGAATCCTACCCTGTGCTGGTAGATCGCAAGAGGTGCCTTGACATGCCCTTTCTCGTCCGCTTCAATTCACTTTAGTGAATCGTCTGCTCTCCCTACAAGGTGCCTGTCTTGACTGCCTTGTAAGGTGCTATGCTTGGATGGCAGGCTCTGCTCAGTGATAATCGACCCCTTTGCCTTGGGCTACGATAAGGCTCTATCACCTTATGTCACTGTGCCAGCTTCTGTCCATCTGTTCGCCCCGTATGGCTTCCTAACCTCGTCGCCGGATCATCTTTGATCGTCGCAGACTTGATGGGGCAGCACTGAATGACTTGAAATCGGTGCCGACAAACATCATCGCAAATCCCGTGCCAAACTCCTCCAACGCGCATCAACCTTGCGCGAGGGAAGAAGGTCGGCTCAGCCTCCTAAAAAAGATTTCACCTTTGGTGGTTCCTTCGCCCCTAAGCGCACACACGAAGGGATAAAAGATTTTGGTCGCCCTACACACCAAGGTCTTTAGACCTTTATACGCACATAGGACACGCACAGGGTCTTTAAAAGACCCCACGCACGATGGACAACACCCTCAGATTTTCACGGTTTCTCAGATTTCTGTGGGTGGTTTTCTGAGGTTCCAACAGCTTGCTACACACATACGGACTATATGTTTCGCAACGCATCAATATAGTCTCCAAGGAGACACACACATGCAGTCCCTGAGAAGGGACATGGACCTGATTTGATAGGGCAAAAAGCCTCGCACGCTTCAGTATCACTGATCGCCCAAGGAAAATCGAGATGGACAAGCCAGATCACAGATATCCTCAGGCCCATGTCTTACACTGATTGCCCCCTCTCAGCAGCTTTGACCTCGCGCATCCAGTGATACTGGAGTGAAAGCCGATTGGACCGTGACAAGGCAGAAAGGGTCGCCTACGTCTACAGGGCTTCAACTGATACAGTAGCCAAACTGTTGATCACCAAACCAACAAGGATTGAACCCCTTCTGTCTACGGGAATCAGTTAAGACCTACAGGCAGAAGGGAAGGACATAAGACAGGAAAGCAAAACGACAGACCGTAGGTAAGAGGACGTAAAAGCAGGACATAGCTCTGCTATAAAGCAGGACTGTTGAAGCAGGGTGATACCAATGGCTCCCCTATGGCGGGTGACAACGGCTGCTATAGGGGCCACTCTGTCTCTTTCAGCCTTCAAAGGCAGCAAATCCCTTAAGGGACGGCCTGATATAGCCTTACAGAGCAGCAGATCGGTCCTCAGGCGACGAGGTGATCGCATTATACCTACGCAATCGTCGTTCCCCCCGTTGCGCTTGATTATTATTATATGGCTTCCACACCATGATGATCAATTTTCCCTATGCTTATAGCGTATCAAAATTATGAGAATGCAATGTATATATAGGCTATAAGCATAGATAAGCGAGTCCTGCGTTGTTTCACGTGAAACGTTCTAATTTTGCTATAAATAGGCATTTATGCAGGTAAATGCTGTAAGTGTCTGTGGATTTCGGTTGACAGGCTTCTGTCTACCCCCCACATTTAGTGTATTGTCTCCGTATATCCGGCAAAACACTTTTGGAGGATGGGCCATGCCAGAAGGCACTTACGACATGTATGGCTGCAAAGGGGTAGGATGAATTGTCCACAATGCAGATCTGATAAAACAGGGATATTAGAGTCGAGGTCTACTGAGGAAGGGGAGATAGTCCGAAGGCGAAGGAAGTGTCAGCGTTGTGATCATCGTTTTACTACATGGGAGATTGCAAAGGAGAAGCCGTATGGACCTGCTTACCGAAAAAAACAAGAAGGCTTGCTTATGCCGATACCCGAAGATCCAGAGAGGGCATAATTCGTCCTGTATGACTTGTCAGTTGCCTATCGTGAGGTGGGGAGACAAAGAGGGGTTCTATCTCATTTCGAGGGTTAAATGCAATGACTTTAAAAGTTATTTTGCCACAAACTGAACCTGACTACATAGAGGGTATGGCTTACGTCACGATCTATACTCAACATTACTTGTCTCAGGAGGTGAAGGGGTTTGATCAGTATATGGAGTCTTTCACTTTTGGAGAGGCTGTGTTTTTGCCAGTGCCAGATCAAAGTTCTATCATCCCGATGTGGGCTAAATATATTCCTCTCAAGGAGTCCATATGAAGTTTCATGCTGACAGAGTCCTATTGAATCCAGTGGAGATGCAAGAGCCATCGCATCACATCTTATCCAACCTCCGCAAAATCTATAATGCAGCCAAGGGAGATGGGGTAGTAGAGCATATCTATCTTTCTCCGCTTATGTATACTGTTTTAGTCAGCCTCGTAACCCCCAATCTCAAGGATGGCGATACGCTGGATGTAGATAAGGTTAAGTTCATGAATGCCAAGGTCCACTCTGACGCAGAGCTTCAAAGCTGGAACGTCAAACTAACGGGAGATACGAATAAAGATGCCTAAATCGGATAGCCCAACCCCTCAAGGTAAGTCTATGCCACCGGCAGAATGTATCTGCAAGAACTGCCGCCATGCGATCATCAGAGATTTCAATCAGGATATGAAAGGCGAGGGTCCACAGTCTCATATCATTTGCGATATGCTCTGCCCGTTAGGTCCAGCTTTTGGTATTGTATGGCAGCAGGGTCAAGATCGTATCTTCGTTAAACGCTGCACTCACTTTATGAAAGCAGACTATGGCTTTGGATCGGCGAGTCTCAATTGAACATGGCGATCATAGGGAAGAAACAGAATAACGGGGTGATCTGGTTGGACCCGAAGAAGGTTCAGGAGGCACTGAAGATACTGAATCTTGACTGTGATCATCCTCCTGAGAAGATAGATCTCAGATTGGGAACAGGAGAATATCGCTGCGGTGAATGTCAGAAGATGTATTGGTATAAAGACGTAAGGAGATTAGTGGATGAAGCCGCTGATAAAAAAGCGTGAACGTCAAGAGAACACCTTGATGGAGAAGACTTTCCATCAGGCTCAGGTGGCTTCTCTTTATCTGAAGGGGATGACACAGAAGAAGATCTCCGATGAGGTGGGCTGCTCTATAGAAGCTGTGAGGCGGCATATGGAGACGCTGCGAGATAGTTGGATGGAGAAATCTCTCTATGACTTCTCTCAAGCCAAGGCAGAGCAACTGGCAAAGGTCGATGAGGTCGAGCGAGTCTCATGGGAGCAGTTCGCCAAGTCAGCAGACAAGGAATCGTTGACGGAGTTCGTAGGATCAAATGAGGAGGTGACGAACTCTATTCGCTCTACCTCTAAGAACGCTCAAGAAATCAAGTGGCTGGATAAGATACAGTGGTGCATCGATCAGCGGTGTAAGATCTTGGGTCTCTATGCGCCTAAGCAGCAGATCATCCAGCAGACTATCACTGATAATCGCAAGCTAGAAGAGATGACCACTGATGAGTTAATGAAAATTGCCAATAAGACTCAAGTGCCAGCTCTCTTTGAGGTCGAGCCGGGAGTAGAGATTGGCTCCGAAGAGGGGGAGGTAGATCTAACCGATGACTTCGTTACCGCAAAAGCAGATTGAGGATCAGATACGAGCAACCCGATCTGCACAGATCGTCCTTAGACGTAGGGAAGCAGAGCGACATCTACTGTCTTTCACTAAATATACCTTCCCCGACTTTGAAGAGGCAAGGCACCATAAGCTGATAGCCAATGCACTAGAGCGAGTAGAGCGGGGGGTATGCCGTAGGCTTATGATCTTTATCCCTCCCCGCCATGGCAAAAGCGAATTGTCTTCTCGTCGCTTCCCTGCATGGTATCTGGGTAAGCATCCTAATGATCCACTGATCACGGCCTCGTATGGACAAGATCTCGCCTCAGATTTTGGTCGTGAGGTGCGTAATATCGTGGACTCCGATCTCTATCATGAGATCTTTCCCAACATATCCCTCTCTTCTGATGCTTCAGCCGCCCATAAGTGGACGATAGCTGGACACCGGGGAGAGTATTTTGCTGTAGGCGTAGGCACCGCCACTACAGGACGTGGGGCGAAAGTCCTGCTGATCGATGATCCCCATAAGAACCGCGAGGAAGCCGATTCCTTTCCAGAGCGACAGAGGGTATGGGATTGGTATCGATCTACGGCATTCACTCGCCTCATGCCTCAAGGATCTATCGTTCTCATCATGACCCGTTGGCATGATGACGATCTGGCGGGTAGGCTGCTCAAGCAAGCCGAAAACGATCCTAATATACCACCATGGGAAGTCCTGTCTCTATCAGCCGATGAGCCAGATGACGATGATCCCTTGGGCCGTGGGCCGGGAGAAGCCTTATGGCCTTCGTGGTATGATGAAGCTGCCCTCAAGGAGATTAGAGCCGTATTAGGAGATCGTGAATACAATGCACTCTATCTACAGAAGCCTACGACAGATGAAGGCGATTACTTCCAGCTTGAATGGTTTAAGAGCTATACCCGCGCTGAGCTACCTCCTCATCCTGAGTTGCGTTATTATGGGTGCAGCGATTATGCCACTTCTACCCGCCGCTCTGCTGACTATACTGTCCATCTTGTTTTTGCAGTAGACACCGAAGACAAGATCTATGTCATCGACCTGTGGAGAGAGCGTCTTAAGCCTAAGGATTGGATTGAGAACGTCATCGATTTAATGAAGAAGTATAAACCCTCCCAATGGAACGAGGAGCGAGGGCAGATCCTCAACTCCGTTGGCCCTTTCCTCACAGATCGAATGGGAGAGCGTAAGGTCTATTGCTACAGGGAACAGTTCACGCCCTCCAGAGACAAGACGGTGCGTGCCAGAGCTATCCAAGGACGCGCACAGATGGGGATGATCTACATCCCTAAGAATGCTCCATGGCGTGGCACGATGCTGGATGAGTTGGTTAAATTCCCCGCAGGAACGCACGACGATATCGTGGATTGCTTCTCCTTACTTGGCTTAGCCCTAGAGAACGTTCGGGGCGGCAAACGGCCTAAGGCACATAGCGAAGACATCGTGCCTCGCACTCGCACCTTCGATGAGATGATCAAGCGGTCTACACAGAGAGCCAAAGGCAGAGGACGCACCTCTGAGGCTCCCATTATGGGGCATCATGGACCCATCGAATTGGAGGACAATGAGAATTACTGGATGATGACAGGAGAAGAGCGATGATCAGAATACGGCTCTTAACAAGAAAATGAGTGATTGACTTAAGGTCTTGACCTTTTAATCTTCTTAGCAAAAGCTTTTTGCACCCCTTCTGACTAAGAAGAGATTATGCCAGTAAGCTATCCTACAAGTAAAGAGGCTCAGTTAGAGTTCTGGAAGCGCAAGATTCAATACGGCATTGACTACTGGAAGCCGATATTTGAACCCTGTGAAATACTGATAAACCAGTATAATAATGATGCTGCCACGACTAGAGAGCGCGAAGAGATCAGGCGCAATTTAGGCGATCAGACTGATCCCGGCTTACGCACCAAATCAAATATTGTTTTCGGCTACATCGATCAGTCCATCGCCAATGTAGCTGCCCATAATCCCAAGTTCTCTGTAACCCCCTTCACTAAAGCCAGTATCGGATCAGAGCGAGTAGTCGCCAAGGTAAGCGATTACTGGTATCGGGAGACCGATCAGCTTAGACAAGACAAACGAGTTTTGCTTGATGCCTACCTTGCCCCTTTCGGAGCCAAGAAGTTAGGCTATACCTCTGATATAGAAGGGCAGTTGATCACCGACACGACGATCAACCCCGGCAGGGTGATCCAAAATCCAGTGGATGAGTCGCTCTTCATCATCGCAGGAGAGATCACTACGGTTATGCAGGACCAGAATCACGTCTTCCATAACGAGACCCATACTCAGTTCCTACAGCAGCCTGACATCACCCCTCGTCAGGCTGAACTGCTTATTGCCCACATGGAAGACCATACCTACTTCCTTGAACACCCCGACGCTCATCGCAACACTACGGTAAAGTGGGAGTCTCCCTATGGTGTGCGTTGGGGCGTTGGCGATGTCCTCATAGACCCCCTCGCCTCAGACGGGATAGCGGACGCAGGGTGGGTAGCCTTCCGTTGGGTTCGACACGTCGATGATGTAATCTATGATGGCTCCCTCAACACTGATGGCTTGGAGCCTAATCATCGCATGGATAGGGCTCCTGAGGTGGATGTCAATAAGTTTTTAGTCGATGACTTCGGACTCGTTGAAGGATGGGAGATCTTTGCCAGAGGGCAGATCGTGGGAGAGTCATCGAAGAAGAATTTGTGGATCGACCTGACCAAAGATCATGGCAGCTTCCTTCGCTACGAAGACGAGTGGCCTATCCGCTCCATAGAGGATTACCCGCTAGAGCTACTGGCGATGCAGGACGGTGTGCGGCACTGGCACACCAAAGGTCCAATGCTCATGGGTGGCGGCGACTCTATGCAGTCGCTGGTTAATGAGATTTTAGATTCGTATCTCTCCGTTATACGCAAGCAGAAGAATTTGTTCCTGTATGATCCTGCTTATATCAAAGAGGAGGAGATCGATGCGATCCTACAAGCAGAAGATATGGAGTCATTTGAAGTAGAGGGTCTAGTTCAGGCTCAGGGCAGAGCGGTCCAAGCTATACAGTTTGGCGATGTCCCACCCGAAAAGGGCCAGATACTTAATCTAGTGCAGCAGATGTTTGACCGCTCTAATGGGACTCCACAGCCGATCAACCTTCCGAAGACCGATTCGGCTACAGAGGCTAATATTCACGACCGCAGAGCCACTGCCAGAGAAGATGAGAAGGCTCAGAAGTTCGCCAAATATCAATTGCGATGCGCCCGTAAATTCTGGCAGATGACCACAGAGTTTCGCCCTGAACGACTCTTCCTTATAGACCCCAAAGCCGTAGAGGAAGTGCGTATCTCTAAGGAGATGGCACAGGGCGAGTATGGCTTTGAGATGGACATCTCCTCAGCCGCTACGGCGATAGCCGTAGAGCGCAAGCAGTCGATGGATCTGATCGGTTTGATGCAGCAGATCGACCCCATCTTAAAAGAGCAGAATAATGGAGTAGGATCTGACATTGGCGAACTGGTCAAAGATCTTTTGATTCGCGGTTATCTCTATCAAGATCCTGAACGCATTTTGCCCTTCCTTGATAATGACTCCAATACGGAGGTCATCAACCCGCTAGCTGATACTCAGGGTGGAGGCATCACTCCTCAGGCCGTAACGGAAACCATTGCACAGAGAGCTACAGGAGGTCCAACCCCATCAGCTCCAGTGCCAACGCCCTCCGCACTGGAGGCAGACTCGCTTAGAGTAGATCGAGGTGGCACTCGAAACATTCAACAGAACGCAGCGGAAGGACAGTAACCATGGCTAAGAAGAAGGCGGCAGTTCAAGCATCAAAGGTGTCACCTCTGGTCGTAGACGAAAGCATTAGTCCAGAGCGTGGGTTGGCAGACGAGATCATGGGCAAGCTTCATGGTCGTGAAACTCACGTCGATGATGCTAAGTTTGTGCTGGTCCCAAGAGATAACC